ATGCATAGGGGGGTATAGTTTCGCGACCCCCTCCCCTAGGTACCTGAATTTAGATACACTAGGGTGGTTGTCAGCTAGAAACAAATGAAAACTTATTTAAAAAACTAAAAACATTTTGCTTTAACTTCGAAAACAAATTCAAAATTAAAACATTAAGCACTTAACATGACCTCAATCATCATACATACAAAGCTATTTGCTTGTTCTTTCTAACATTTGTTCAACAGTTTCGTCTTCGAACATGAGAACTAAGCGATATTTGTCTTCGTATTTGTCCATAACAATGTTAATGGCTTCGTTTAGTAGCTCTTCGTTCTCGTAATCTGTTAAGTTTTCGTCAGAACTTGGACATTCACGAGCAATTAAGCCATAAATGTCGAAACCTTCATGAATGTGACGACCATAAGCCATGTCAAACCCATACCAATCATCAAACTGTGTGAATGGATTGAATGGGTTCTCTTTGTACGTGATCATAAAGTCTTTTTTCTTACCAGAACTGTCCATATTTTCCTCCAAAATTCACACTATTTTTGCACAAACATTTTTTGAAAATGGTCGAGGTTTTTGAGTAAGAAATCCCGTATTTATGCGGTTTGTAGGACTTCATTAATTTCTAACAACCCGAGTATTAAGCAAACTTTTTGTCTGTAAAGAAAAGGGTAGTTATACTTTTTTACAATCCTTGAATCCTACTATTAAGAATTGATAATATTTGACACGGATGATGTAGATATTCCATCAACCATCTTGGCTATTTCTTCTTGTGAATAACCTTGTGAAGCTAATGCCTTAACTCTAGAGCGCTTAGCTGCAGATATTGTGTCTGATCTGGGTATTGCAAGCCTGGTGTATTCCATCTGGTCTGCATTCCTTAACAACTTAGACAGAGTTGTAGCTGCAACGGCTTTGTTTTCGATAGCTTCCCACTCAGAATCAGTAAAGGTTACCCGGTCCTTCTGGGCGTTACAGTCGAATCTTGCCTGTTTAAGAGCTCTATCTCTAAGCTTCTTTCGATCAGATTCATCACTATACATGCCGGGGTTGGCATCCATCTCTGCATTGACACGGGATGTAGCTAGGGTCTGGGCCTGTCGCTCTCTAATGGAGTTCTTTTCAGCCTTAGCCAGCTTAGCATTGAGTGACTCGACCTCTTTAGCGTATTCTTTCTTAGCTTTAGGGTCTAATGGATAGCTAGTGTCTATAGCTGCTGCCGCTTTGCGTGCCAGATTAGCTAAGGTTTTCTGATGGTTAGCGTAATCAGCGTAAGCAATCTCGATCTTAGATGGGTTCTTAGACAGAAGTGTGTAGGCATCATCGGTATTAGCCATTCTAGTGACCTTCATCTGCCTAGTTACTTCCTTATCATCAACCCATTGTTGTCTACCACTACCTGGTTCGTACTTGTAATTACCATCTTTAGTCTTTACAACCTTACCAGTATAGGTAGCAACAACGTTATTACCATCTGAATCCTTGAAGTACTTAGACTTGTGGGCCTTACCTTCCTTGTCATAGTACACATATCCTGCAGGAGCTTCTGCATAGACAGGCTTTCTCTTAACCTCAGTTGTCTTCTGAGGCGCAACCATGATCTTCTTACCCGTTTCAGGGTCAATCTTACCGTAACGCCACTCCGTCTTTGGTACACTTATCTCTGACGTAGACTTTGAGATGATGGAATTAGCACCACCAACCTTACCATTCTCTTTGGTTTGGTACTTCTTTTCCAATTCCTTGATATCCAACTCTTTATAGGCCAGTTTGTAATTAAGAGTGTGTTTCTTGGAATCTATTACAACCATTGAGTACTTAACTGCACGTGCTAGTTCTCCTGTGTCATCACATCCAGCAGCGTACATGTCAGTGATAAGGTTGGTGATTTTACCCATTTCAGTACCTTTTGCCTTCTCTGTCTTGGGATATTTGTATGTTGGTTCTCCCTTAGAGTTGATGTAGTTCTTATTCTTAGGAGAATCAACACCATACTCCTCGACATTGAAGTTTTCCAAATCCTTGAGTGCCCGTTCAGACTTAATCCTAGCTGCAGCATCGAAAGATCCGTCTGCATTTTTCCTTGACATTGGGATAACGATTACATTATCACCATCAAAGTCAGCTCCTGAGAGTCTATCTGCTACATTTTTGTTTATAGCAATAGCGTCTAAAGGTGATTTACCGATAGCCTGTTGCATCTCTTTGTTTCGGTTATTAATTTTAACGACCGGAATTTCAAATGGACCTGCATGAGGAAAGCGCACAAGAGCTACAGTAGTGCCTGTATCGTAGTTAGCACAATAAGCTTCATTATCCTTGAGTGTTGTTGATGCTATTAAGACATGCGTTTTCTGCCCAGGTAATGGTGCTCCCTTTAATTCTTCAGCAGCCTTGTCTCTAGATTCGGCGTAATCGATCAAAAGCTGGCGTTTAATAACGGGCTGTTTGATAGACATGATTGTATCAAGCTCATCTTCACTCTTTATTGTGTCAACTTTTAACTGTTGCTTAACCAAAGATAAATTCTGTTTTGATAGAAACTGAGCTGGTAAGTTCTTTGACCATTGAGCCCATCTTCCTTCAACGTGAGCATCATGATCATCCATAGTTGTAGCGCCTACGATCTGTATAGCACTCAACTTTTTCTCACCAGTCTTAGGGTCTGTGTAGAACTGCTGGATTGTTGCAGCACCAAATGGGTTGTCTTTGCCTTCTTCCATGTTCTTAAGTGCCTTCTTCAATCCTTTAGTTTCACTCTTATTAGAGTTAACTAAGATGTCTACACCTTTTGGCAGGTCTGTGTTGTAAACAGCCATTCCTTTAATGTACTTACCACCTGTAGGATTCTCTTTTTCAGCAAGTTCTTTACCGCCATCAACAGCGATTCGAACCTGAGCATAACGAGCGAGCTGTCCATCGCCTCTATAACCCAAACAAAGATCCGGGTTTCGTGGGATAATGTCACCGTTTTTGTTGATGTCTGCAGCAATTTCGATCATTCCATCTTTAGCAGTACCACCCTGTTCATCGTATCGTACCTTAATCCTTGAAAGGTCTACTCTAACAGGATCATAATGCTTTTCAGTACCATCTTTTTCGAGGTTCATCTTTACATCATCGTCATCATAGAATCTCTCAACCTTGTTATCCTTGAGGGCCTGCCATGCGATCTTCCTGTTTTCAGAGTCAGTCTTACCTGCAAGCTCTGGCGCGATAAGGACTTTTCTTGTTGTGTGCTTATCCTCACCTGATAACTGAGCTGTGTAAACGTCATTGACCACTGCATAGCCTTCTTTTTCAAGTACTGCCAGTACAGTCTTCATTCTGTCATCAGTAATATCCAAATATAGATTCGAACCTTTACCAACGTCCAGGAATCCAGTCTTTGAAGCATTCTCTTTTACCTTTTCAGCGGCAACGAATAGTGGTGAACTCTCAGATGCCTTCGCTGAATCCTCGAAAGATCTTAAAGATGACTCTGATTTGAATCCCATTTGTCTTGCTATCTCGGAAGTTGAGTATGGCTTTCCGGTTTTAGGGTCTGTATGAGACCTATACCACATCAATTCCTCGTATTGATCCATAGCTCTTTCATGAACAGCTATTTCTCTCTCAGCTTTGTACTTAGCTGTGTTACCAACCTTTTCAACTTTACCGGTTTCTTTGTTGTATTGATCCATTGTCCATCCCATTGCTTTGGCTATGTCTTTTGGATCCATACCAGTTGCTCTTAACTTCTCAATCCTTGAATAAACATCCCACGAATGCTGATGCTTACGGTTACCCGAACCAAAAGGATATCGACCAGAACCTCTCCCAGGAGGATTCTCGTCATGTGCTACACCTGCATGTGATAAGTAAGTATCCATGTTCTCATTCCCCCTTTAGAGATTCTATGAAGTTGTCGTAATCTTTCGCTTTATCTATCAAAGGTACGATATCTGCTGCCGTTGGATTACCAATGATGATGTCGTCCTGATAATAGATACGTAATTCAAAAGTTAAATCCTTTGGTTTAATGTTGTATTCTTTACAGAAGTACGCAGCATATACTTCCAATTGCCTTAAGCATGGCTTAGTTACACCAGACTTGTAATCGTGGATCCTGAGATGCATCTTTTTCTCATTGAATCTGATAGCATCCGCAGTACCAAAAGCATTCCTTGAAAACTTCAACGGCTGTTCTGGTGTCATATCGAAACCAATAGCGTCGTTAACGTAAGCACAGAAGTTGTTAACGTATTTATTTGGGTCTATGATTCCTCTAGGTATGCCGTGCATAAGAAGCCATAAAAGTATTATTGGCTTACCAGCAATCCTTGGAATCTTAACCTTGTACTTTATTGCATTTGCAGCAAGTTCATGTAATAACGTTCCAATGTCCTGTGCGTACTTAGAACAAACCAAATTGAACACACTATCTTTATCTGCATAATTTGTCCATGCGTATTGCGATGGACTAAGAATTGCGTGTGATCCTGCAGGAATATCTTTTGAGTGGTCGTAGAAATGAAAGCTCATTTGAACACCTCCTCTAATTTCTTGAGGACTTCCTCTTCATTTTCAGGAAAAATAAAAGAAGCATATGACATCTTTGCCATACGCTTCACGTTGTAATCCTGATTTGGTCTGTGACTAGCCGATCCGGATTTCTTAACTTCTAATGCTGCCCATTTATCCTTGAACAGTATCAGTAGATCCGGTATTCCTTGCTTGAGTTGTGCGTCGTTTTTAAGAACCACACAACCTGGGAATAATGTTTTAAGCTTGGTGATTAGCTTCTTTTGGTAATCCCTCTCTAACATAATTGCCTCCTTTCACAAAAAGCAAAAGGAAGAGAACTTTCTTACTAATAGCTCATTAATGGCCAATTTTCAGAAATTTTTCTCTTCCTCTATTATAGTGATTGATTTATACGCGGGACCTCTGGGGAAACTAAAAGAAAAGCCCAGGATTTAATCCCGAGCTCTTCCAAGTTTTTCCTTCCTGTACTCGATGGTCCAGGTGGAATATAATTGTATCTCTGACGGCGACGCCCAAATCAAATTTGATAGGTGGCAGTTCATCTTATCACCATCGATGTAGAATACTTTATTGGATGGATCTTTAGGAGGATCGAACGCATCTAAGACTAATCTTGCAATATACTCCTTAACACCATCCAAATTTACTCTTGCATAACCGTTTGACAAGTCTGGTATAAGAGATGAATATAATCCAGGACAAATCATCCTGTAAACTATGCCATACTCACTAACACAATAGTTAGGATGCTTTTCTATTACCTTCCGCATTATTAACTCCCTTCAAAAACATTTTCTCATTAAACTTACCTTTTGAATCTAACGCTCGTTTGATCGCGATATCGATTGGTGACATACAACGAAGATGATAATAGTACAAATCCTTGAACGGAGTATTAGCCCTATCAATTCTTCCAGCTGCCTGTTCCATTGTTTTGTAGGAATAGTTTTGAGAGAAGAATACTATTGTATCTGTATCAGTACAATTCCACCCCTCTGAGGCTGCAAGGTATTGAACCAAGTAAACCCATCTTTCACCGATTGGTAGTGGCTCATGTTTTTCACCATTCCATTCACCAATCTTAAACTCATGCTTTGTGAAGAATGCTCTCAGACCATTAAGCTCGTAGGTAAAGTTGTAAAAGACTATTAGCTTTTTCTTTTCTTTAATAATCTTTGCTAACTCTAAATACCTTGAAACGTTATCGTTACTGACTCGCCTTAATAGATAACAAAGTTTACCAGTCTCTTCGATTGGACAGTCGTCGTATATGTCCCACCTATCCTTGAATATCTTTTTATACTTACCCTTATCGTAATCACAAATGATGTCGATGTTATGTCTTTCAGCATCGTTCTCATAATTAATCGTGACAAGGACTTGAGAAATATAATAGTCCAATCTTTTAGTGTTAACATAATAGTCAACGGACTTGTATCTGAGGTAAGGTTTCATTACACAATGCTCTGTCTCAAACTGAGTCCTACTTTTGTAGTAACCATTAGCGATTAAGACTGGAGCATACTCTATATACTTATCTCCAGGAGTTGCAGAAAGGAGTATCCAATGATTTCGTCTGGTGATTCTTAAGAACGCTTTAACCCAAGCCCCTTTTCCAACAACTCTTTGTTCATCAAATATAAACATTGCTCCGTATACGTTTTGGTATTTCTTTATATTATTCCACGAGTCAATGACTATGTTATCTGACGTAAGCAAAGAAAATACTGCAAGTTCTTCTTCCCATTCCAATGAGTCTCTCTTTTTTGCAGTTGTGATGATGTATAACGGTTTAGGAGTCTCCGGTTTAGTGAAGACCCCTTTACCATTAATCTTAAGAGAACCGCCTAACTCACAAATATAAGTGTAAGCTAAAGCGGTTCTACTTTTACCGCAACCGACCTTACCATATAGAACACAACCATTATGCATTCGTTTCAAAGCATCTAGCTGATGCGGGTAGAGATCAACGTTCATCTATTAGTCCTCATTAAACGGAAGGCCTTCATCATAATCCTCGTCATCAAGTGGACCATCACCTATGTCCATGTTTGCGTACTTAGCTGAAATTGGGTCCTGCTGGATTGTGAAGTATCCTTTCTGCAAATATAATGTAGTGCTGTTCTCATCTTTGTGGTATGTCCTGATAACCAGATCTACGTTTGCAAAACGGCTACCATCAAGAAGTCCAAGCTCACCCTCAGCAAGTTCATGCATCTTATTACCAGATACCAAATATAAGTTTGGTGGGAACTTTCCACCGAATGCAACGTTGACTTTGACGAAACGGAGTGGCTCGTCGCCATACTCCTCATCCTTAGGTGCAAGCTCCTTAATCTTAAGGCCTGTTTCTGTGAGCTGATCAAGTGCCTCTACAGGAAGATCGAGAGCTAAGTTGAAGTTACGCTTTCCTGCATCGTTATACTTCCTCTTTTCTCCTCTGAAATTACGGAAGCTTCCAGCAAGAATATCATCCTGTGTAGCACCTTCCACCATAATAATTTCTGAACGTCCTGACTTTTCGATTGTTAACTTCATAATATAATTTCTCCTTTCACTCTTAACATGTCGGTGGGTTCATCGCTTCAAATGGAACCTCTTCACCGCTTTTAGCATCAATAAACATAAAACTTGTAGGGTCACACTCTACAAATTCATCAAAGGGATAGAACTTATCGATTGCAGCAACGGCTTTATCGCATTGACTACGGTAATAATCCTGATCAACTCTTTCAGGATACTCACGTATAAGATTAGCCTCATTCCATAACCAACCCTTAGTTCCTGTTACTGCGGACTTCTTATCCCCTTTAACCCTCATAAGTTTACCGCCGTACCCTTCTTTAACTGCTACAAAAGAACCGACTCTTCCAACAAACCTCTCAGAATTATCTGTGCATAAATACATAGCGGCATCAGATACAGACTTTGTTTCTGGTAAGTCGTCGAATGTAACCTGTTCATGTGAGAATAAGTTCTTGAACAGATATGGTGCAGCGAACTTAGCGCCTGTTGCTGTCCAGAATGGTTTCTCCAACTTCTCACCATCAGCCTCAACTTCATACGCAATATACTGAGCGTCATCAACGATACATATCTTGCTGTATGTAGCCTCATGTTCAAACGTGTAGCCATACTTCTTACCAAAGTCCATGATGAACTTCTTAACCTTTTCATCATAGTTCGCAACTTTGATTGAATCGGTCTTGATGTGTACAACTGTATAACCCATATCCTGAAGCTTATGCTTAAGTGTAATCATGAACAAAGCTCCATACTTAGCCACAATGTTGTCTACATTTCGTGGGTCTCTGAGTTTGTTGTCGAATCCTGCACTTGTAAGTCCATACACTGAGTTGATAGCTGTCTTAAGAGCATTAGCAATTGCTTTACACTTAGACTTAAGTTCCTCTCCAGACAAACCTTGAAGTATAGTCTTAATAACTGAAGAAGAACCTTCTTTAATAGCTTCCATTCTTCGTAACGCTTCTTCATATGCTTCATCACCAATCTCCCTTATATGTTTAATTGCAACTCTGGCCTCAACCAGATTCTCATAACGTTTGGTAATGGTCTCACCAAATGTCTTTAACCTGATGGCTGAATGCGGATGCATTGATGCGACATCAAACAAACCAACTTTGAAGTAAACTCCAGGTTTAGGACAAATGGCAAAGCCACCCTCAGATGGATCCTCTCCCATGTAAATGGATTTTCCAACTTTATCTGGAACTTTCGAACCAGGTTCTTTGGAATATAATTCTTTTGGAATACCTTCAGGATGGAATTCATAACCAGGGAAGATTGTAGACAAATCAGTGTAGATGTATTCAGATTGCGGGTCATCAATACCATGTGTAAGAAGCTTGATTGTTAGATTATTTGTTGAGTCGTTTGGTGTTCCATCAGCGAGCTTCGCTAATATCTCTCTAGCCTCAAAGTCGTCCTGTAAATGATCAAATACAACCTCAGTTGAAACCACATCGTTAGAACAATAATCAGACCAATCTAACAACCTTGAATCTGGAATAGGTTCATACCAAGGTCTATCCCACTCAAGATGGTCAATGTTTAGGTCAATTTCCCATTTCTTAAGACCCTTCTTGTTACCTGCTGAAGCAAAGTCTAGAATATCAGTGTACGATAAGTTACGAGCAGAAGTGAACTGAGCAGACCGATCCTTTTCAATAATTATTCTATTATTTAAAGAATATAATTCCTCAGCCGTATACCCTTCAGACGCAGCATACACCATATTGTTATCGTATGACTTATTGTTGAACCCAACGAGTCGATACTTAAACAATCTAGAAACTTCATCCGGCTTTGGATCCAGCATGATGTTAACCTTTTTATCCTTACCTAAGAACTTCCAGCAAATTAAGAAGTGAGCCTTTGTATCCTTAGGTATTGTAGGATTAACCTCGACATTGTACTTTCTGCAGTACTCAATATACTGGTCGTAGCTAGGAGCAACCTCAACGTCAAATATAACTATTGGCGCATCGTTATCAACAACTTTGTCCTCGGGTTCTTCATTTCCTAATTCGAGAACGTCCTTAGAACAGAAGTGCATCTGTGATACCAGAGATACACAGTAATCTGACTTATGTGTGCTGCCCATTGCAAATGCCAGTACATCGTTTTGTAGATCTCTTACATCGTAAGTTACTCCAGAAGCATATACTTTATCGAGCAAATCATTAATATAATCGACGCTTGGTTTGGTTGCGGGATGATACTCCTTTTTAAGGTTCTTGACAATCATCGCCCTAAGGATTTTCTCATTCTCATAACCTTTCCAATCTACCATCTTTTGTCCCCCTTTCACTTCCTTAATAGGTAATCCAGAACTAATCTCTGCAATAGGGAGATCATTACACTTTGTAAGACATCGCCTTAACGCTGCATTACCAGTAAATACTTTAATCTCTACATTATCTCCAAAGATCCTACTTAAATCTTTAGGGTCTCCGCCGGTGTAAATATAATGTAGGTGAATCCCTTGCCCAGATTTGCTAAGCTCTGCATATGTCGGTGGAAACTTAGAAGCTGCTTCGTAGTTCAGTTCAAACGATTTCTCACCAGACTCATCTTTAATGTCGAAATCAATACATATGACACTCTCAGGCATCTTTACGTAATGCAACTTCGAAGTTATCAAATCCTTAAGATAAGTGGTTACGTTTTCCCATTTCTTTGAAGGGAGGCCATCATTGTTTGCGTACTGAGCTGGCATATCTCCGAAAGACTTATCGAAAATCGACTCATTACAATTGAACTGCAACCAGCTTTCAATGTTTATTTGAGTTTCAACGGGCTTTTGTTTTCCAATTTTCTCCCATTTGAAACCACTAAACTTTGTATCCTCGTACACGTCGAAATATAACTTCAATGTGTCTCTGAACTTGTAACGAACTAACTCGTTCTTGAACTTACATGTATCAGCGTATTTAAGATACAAGTCATATGCTCTGGCAAGACTTATCCCATCCTTTAACTCCATTACATTCTCTATAACAAAGTTATGAAATGGTGAGGTTCTAGCCAACATATCTTCGGCAATATAATGGTCATAATAACCTTTACCAAGCTTCTTGTACGTCTGAAGGCATCTCCAAGCTATTCCACCACGCTCAAACTGCATATGTTCCATGCAATCATCATAGACATCATGCGCTACTAAGTTTCCTGTAGGACGAATATCAATAAGCCTTCTCTTCATACCGGAGTTTGGGCTTAACTGGATTGGGTCATTAGTACCGACGAACATCAAACAATTAGGCTTTGTTATGAATGGGCGCTTGAACTTTGCATTAACTCTTACTGGTTCATGGGATATAATTTTGTTAAGGGTTGATCTAACAGTTATTAACCCCATTTCAGCGTCATCATCGTAAACAAGAACTGAATCGTTCTCCAAGAAGTCAGTACCAAAGTCGTTACCGCCACATAAGAGATTGGCTTCAAACTTTGTAGCATATCCCATTTCATATCCGCCCATAAGCATATCAGCGATGATCTTACCAATTACCGTAGACTTACCTGTTCCAGGTTCCCCGTAAAACGCAAACATCTTTTGGATCTTTCTCTGGTCTCCTGCTATCATGCAACCTACAGCCCACTCCCATTTCTGACGCTCATCCGGTAAATATAATACGTCAGTTAAAGCTTCATAATATGGAGTCGGACATTCCTGAAGTGGGTAGTCCAGAGCTTTTGTAGCGTAATCATTACGTTTAACCTCGGTGTTTGAGAATATCATCTTTTGATCAAGTCCGGTCCAATGGTTACCCATATTTTCACAGAACCGTTTAAACTCAACGCTTAAAGTGTTTGATGAATCGGTTATCTCAACAACGACACTACCATGTTCTTTGTCGTCTAAGAAACCTTTATCGTTCCTAGCGTATTCCCAAACCTGAGAATCGATTAACTCATACAACTTTGGTTTGTCAGTTGTCCAGAAGCCTGTAGACTCGTCATAGACTGCATAGAACTCTCCGCCTCTAGTCATTAAATCCTTGATGGAGGACTTAACAATAAAGGTTGGTCTGTAATAATACCTGCCGTTTCGAAATGTTCTGGTAACGTTCATGAAATCGAACATTTCTTAGCCCTCCTTTCACCAATCCAACCAGTGTCTATTGGATGGGTAATTTTCATTAATCCAAGCATTCATCTGTGACCAGATATCTAAAGTTCTATAATCTCCAGAATATTGCTTTAGAGGAAACAAAGAGCCAGACGAATTTGGGAGATATTCCCTGTTCATCCAGCTCATAATAATAAAGTCAACTCTATTAGAGTCGTAATTGTCGTCCGTTGACTGTGTCAAATATAAGTTGTCAATCAGCACCCAGAACCATCTTTCAATGTCGGAATCCAAAATATCAACCATATGGTCTGCTACTGCGATTAACATCTCTAACACAGTACTTGGTTGATTTGACCTAATGTCGTCATCATCAATGCTATACTCATCTGCATAACGCTCTCTAAGCTTTCTACCGCCACATTCGCGATTCTTATCGTTAGCCAGAATATAAACATATTCGATAGAATCCAGCTGCTTAATCAGATTTGTATAGTTTGGATGATTCTCCTTAAGTCTAATAAGACTGGTTAGCCAGTAGTAATAATCTGATTCTCTAGCGCTCATTATGACCACCAATCTGAAGATGTGCACTTCTCTTTCCAAACACAGAAGTCTGTCTCCTTAGGATTATTGCGAATATAAATTCGATCATCGTCGTTATTGAACCAGCCGAACTGGAATGGCTTAGGACCCATAAACTCGTTGGCATCCAGGACATTTCCATCCTTATCTGTCAACACGTCATCGACAGCAAAGTAATACAGATCCTCCTGATCATAATCAACTTCTCTAAAGTCTGATTCCCATTCATCTCTGGTTATAGGGACGATTTTCCCTTTATTCTTCTCACGATACTCAGCCATATTTGTCTCCATTTCCATTCTCTCACGATCTTCGCGCTCTTCGTAAGTTTCCTCATTCTCAGGATCGTTTATAACTTCCTGGATTGCTTCAGGTGATGCATAACCGTTTTCTTCAACGATCTCTTTCACCTTTTTCTGAACCTTTGAATAATCAACCCCATTCTGTCCTGGCCTTGCAATATGCGCTGGTCCAGAAGAAAGTAACTGATCCGGGTCATCATCCGATGGATTCTCTGCCTCTGCAGGATCTACAACTTCTGATGAATTTTCACCCTCGGGCTTTTTCTGGGTATCTTTTCTAATATCTTCAGCAGTAACAACTGTACGGTTCTTTTCTTCGAGCTCAATTTCTACAAACTTAGCAACGATAAAACCGGATATTAAACCTGCTGTAAAACTAAGTGCTCCTATAGCGATTTTATTCATGGAGTTTCTCCCTTCTCTTTAATTCAAATATAATTTTGTTTCTATCGTTCTGGCGATCTCTGATTTCGGATTCAAACACTTCGATAGAGTTGTCAATACGAGTTAATATCGCATTCAACTCTTCATCTGTGTATGATGTCAGTGATTCATCAGGTACTGATCTCATTGCTATTGACATACGATCTCCTTTACCTTAATGCTTTAAGGTCCTGTTCAAGTTTATCCATATCACAATTCGTAGCTTTTGCAATATGCTCTAAAGCTACACACTCAACCTTTGTGTTGTGTGTCTGTGCTCTACATGCTCCATAGAAATTACTGTTAAGCTCATCCAGCGATGCCTGAATCTCCTCAAGCTGACCATCTCTAGCATCTTCTTTTACGAAATCCTTGACGGACTTAGAGATACTAATCGCTGCACTAACCAATCCCATAATAGCACCAACAGCTTCAACCTGATCTTTATGGGCGATAACGAAACTAAGAACTTTGATAAACTTCTTAATAACGAATTTCTTAATCCTTGATACAATGGACTTTTCCTGGCGAGCCTTTTCCTTTGCCTTAAGCTCTTCTCTAACCGCATCATCTACTGCAAATCTTATTGCACTATTAGCAGCCTTCTCCTCATGATTATCATGAATTACTGCAGCGGCAACACCAGCAACTACTCCTACTCCAAGAACTCCTAAACCAACTTTAACAATAATATTCATCATTTTAATTCTCCTTCCACGTTTTGGATATAATCAATCTTTGTCTACAAGTTCACAGTCCCAATCGTTGTGATACTTTAATAATCTTCCTATCTTTGATGCTATCTTCGGTTCCATGTTGTTGAGAACAAATAGCATCTCTATTGCTCTTCCGTCTCTGAACTCTATTGCTCTACCAGTATCCCTGTAAATACCGAGGTCAATATAATTTGTGTTACCGTCGTCATCTACAGCCGTGATGCCGTATCCATCAGCCTTAGGATCGATCTTTGCACCAAGTGCTCTACGGATATCGTTTTCAAATACGACACCTTCCTTCTGCAGCTTCAGGTTCATCCATCTCTGAACGTTTTCTGCAAAATCGAAGTTTACACCAGCATCATCAGACCAATGTGGGTTATCACGCTTAAATGCTATTACATGAGACGGGAGTGAATCCTCATCGATTGTTACACTTCCATCCTCATTAACAACCTCAGCCTTATTACCCAAATATAATTCTTCTTCTTTTTCAACACCAAGTTCGTCTCTAACTCTCTGACGATACTGAGTGAATTCCAGAGCTGTTGATGCTAATGCTGCAGTTGTTGTAGCGATTTCTCTCTTATCAGTAACCTTACTTACGCCCATAAGTACGAGTCCACCGAACTCAACTGCCAATCCAGGACCATAGCACTTAGTGTATCCGAGAGCAGCGTCCTTATACATCTTGAAGCACTCTTTGCCTCTCTCTTTGTTGCTGTCCCAATCCTCATGCTCATCCTTGAGTTCTATAGACTTCTTGGCGAAATCGAAGTCGTGCTTAACCTCTACCGCCTCTTCAGCCTTGGACATTACCATAGCTGTTCCACCAACTACCATGATGTTACCAACTACAAACTCAATGTCTGATCTGTGATTGTATATTGTTGTGCCAATTGCTTTAGCTAATGCTTTGATTTTCATAATATAATTTCCCCTTTCACTTATACGTTTTCAATGTTTACAGGCTTAGGTAAATCAATAAAGAACTTACCTCTATCCCTGTAGTATCTCATTCCATTAACTTCATTCTTTGTCCATCCGAACTTAAAGTCTGTAAAGTTGGAGGGCACCTTAACCATGTCGTACAAAGTGGATACCTTTGCTTTTCCATAGTTGTCAATCTCTTCAATAAGAGAGTTAATTATTGCTTTCGCCTCATCCTCGGTATCAACCCAAATATAATTGACGTCGATACTGCTTCTTGTGCTTATTGATGAGCTCGACTGTCTATCATTGCTAACTACTTTAGTGTTGTAGCTTACACTAGGCTGGTAATCGCTTACAGCACTATTACTTCTTATAACTCTCTTAGGACTATTACCATCAGGGTAAATGGCCTTATCTACACCCTTTGTTGCAGCGTTTGCAATCATGTCTATAGTTCCGGTTATAGCGTTACGCACCAGCTCTTTCGACCTTGGTTCTATTTCCTCGCGGATTGCGTAGTTGAGCATGTCTCTTAAAAAGCTAGGTTTCTTAACAGTCGCCGTAGAAATTTGAGGCTTTGAATTTTGTATCTCTGCCATAATATAATTCTCCTCTCACTAAATTAAAAAGACTGGTACCAGATTTCTCTGATACCAGCTGAAACAATCCAAATCATTCCTCAGTTGGAACTTCAGTTGCCTGTACCTCAGCAACGGGTTCTGCTACTGTCTGAGGCTTAGCGTCATCGTCTGACTTACCGTTAGCTACTTCGTAACCGATAAACGCCCCAAAACCAACAAGTGCAAGTCCTCTTGCAACCTTTGCTGCCTTTGAGTTGTGAATCTTCTTACCAACTGCTACTGGTTTATCATACCAATGCTGCTTCTCCTCAGGCTGTGCAGGAACCTGTGGCTGCTGTGCCTCAGCTACCTGTGCGTTCTCCTGTGCCTGTGTGTTTGTTTCTTCAACTTTCTTTTCGTTTGTGTTCATCATTTTTCTTCTCCTTTTATTTTCATAAATTTTTGTTTTGAAATGATTAACCTCACTCCTATTATGTAGCAGGATTTTTACGCGAACTTATGACCGAATATAATGCGAAAGTTTTCTGGATTGATATGCATACTCTCGCATGATATAATCAACCCAGTCTAACTCTCGTCTATATCCGGTCTTATCAGCACCCCCAATCAATGCAACCTGGAGCAGGATATAACCAGAACTTAAATGCAGGCACTATAGTTCCATTAGGGAAACAGTAATGGGTATCTGAGAATCTTGCAGAGAATTGCTCTCCTGCTGGATAACCAAACCTAGGGGTGAGCTCTGACTGTGCCTGCTCATCTGTAAGATCTTTATTGCCAATAAGACCATGAATATCATCGATCGTGATCATGTCGTTCTTGACGTAACCATTGTCATCAGGAGTGATGGACTCACATGCCTTATCTACTGCCCATGTAACCTGCTGCGTTGTAGACCAGAAAGGTCTTCCTGTAAATGAGTCAATCATCAAGATCTCCCCAGGTGCTCCTTCAGAAGCAAATGACGCAAATCTTTTACCGTCAACGACCTGATCTTTGCATATCTTCTTCTGCAACTTCTCATACTCTTTTTCTCCAAGAGCATCTTCAGTCTGCTTCTGGAAAGACTGATACTGTGCAATTACTTCATTAGCAACCGTAAGTGCACTGGTAGCCGCAGCCAGCTTCCTATCAGATTCTCTCTTTGAGAAGATTGCAAGACCTATTGTTGCAGTCTGGAATATAATTATTGGGGCGACAAGCGGTGCCAGTTCTGTCAACGCAAGCTTATATACCTTATTCCTTTCATCCTGAGTATTACATGTTGCAAGTGCTGCCTGAGCATCTCTAAGAGTCTCCTTGATCTTATCTGCGTTTCTGAATGTAACTGCAGTAGTTGCTGTGCTGCATCCAATAATTCCTGTTGTTAGGATACTACTCTGATGCTCAGCGTAAAACTTTCCAACCTCACTCGTTACGGTCTGTACTACCTTGTTCGTCATAATCGGTGTCATAAAATTCTTCATATTCATTCTCCTTCCACACTTTTGATAATATGAATTCTGTTAATAAACAAACAACTCCAATAGCGCATGTTAATAATATGGTCATCATTATTGACCTCCTTAAATAAAGAACGAGAGTATCAGAATTTATTCCAATACTCCCATATCTTTTACTTTTTAACTAACCAAACAATTACTCCGCCTGGTACGCTAATAACTGCTAAAACTCCTAACAACACTATCATTACTCTAGGTTGTGCTATACATGCCAACACTGTACCAAATAGCGTTACCGCTAACATGTACAATGCTGGTATACATATAATACCTATTAATAATCCAATTAGTGTTTTTACAAGTTTCATAATTACTTAACCTCCTTTTGACAAATAATTATTCATTACCTATCTTACGGGAGGAATTTAATGCGAATTACTCGCTAATAGCCTTAAAGTTAATCGGCTGATGTGAGTCCTGATTGTAAGGCTGCTCTAAGCAATCCCAACATTCGCCGTTAGGGTCACTCTCAGGAACGTCCTTATGCTCACACTTTTTGCAATATAAATCGAAACGTACTTCTTTGTTATCGCCAACCATACACTGTCCTTTCTAAGAAATTAGAGGACTAGAATATAATTCCAATCCTCTTAACTTCTATTCAGTCGTCTAATGAAATCTTTTTCGCGGTTCCATTTGCAAGTGTGTTTAGGTACTCTTCGTTATAAATGACCTTATCCACGAGTTCGACTTTTGTCTTATCTCTGTGTAAAGACGTATACAAATTGACTCCTGCTGTTGTAAAAGTCCCAACCGCCATAATAATTTCTACAACCTCTTTAAAACCAATCTTCGGTTTCCTAAGGTCGTACAATTCTTTGCGTTGTGACTGAACAACCTCATTAAGTTTTTCGTACTCGTCTGTACCAGCGACCATCGTCTCCATGTACTGCTCATTTGTCCTAAGACACCTCTCCAAACTTTCAATATGTTCGTCGCTTTGTTTCTTAAAACTAATTTTCATTTTTATTCACCTCCTACTATACGGTATGATTTAAACACGAATCCTTGTCGATTGTGTCTAGAAAAATTTCGACACATCGAGACTAGGTTTGTTTAATATACTTTCAATATCCGGTACTTTGTTCACGCTGTTTTCTATTGAAGAAATATCAACTTTATTCATCAAAGTATTAACGTCCGGCATATTATTTAAGTTAATTGGAGATGCAAAATCAACGTTTTTAAGAGCAACAATGTCTGGATTGCTTAAAATATCATTGATGTCTCTAATACCGAGCAGTTTTGTAGACAAGCCCATAGACGATAAAGCACCTTCAACCTTTCCTGATACCTGAGTTAAATCGGGCATTGACGGTAATTTAATGCCATTAATCTCTGTTGGAATGCTCAAGTTCAATTTATTTGCGACGTCTTTAACTGGCTTCGAAATATAACTATCAAGACCATACGGGAGTTTTAAACCGCCACCGTCCATCTTAATGTCTACTTTTGGAGCTTTAAAGCCACTAGACATAGCCTTATTAATAACAGTACTCGTACCAATATCAACGGCCGAGCTAATTACAGAACGCCCTATGGCTTTACCTATACTCGTTCCTATTCCCATAAAGTCTATGCCTCCTTTGTTGCGAATGTAATTCCAAGTTCGACGTCTACAGCTGTTCTGTCTGCATCAGTAAAGACGTTGTTGTAAATATCAGTAGCGCTCCTGTCGTCCGTCTTAACATCTGGGTAAGTCTTATTACAGTAGTTCTTTACAATGAAACTAGCCTTAAGCTGATCGTCTGATAAGTTTGCAGTATCCATTCTTATACCTCCTCTCTAAAAATATAAAACAAGAGCACTAGAATATTTCATCTAATGCTCTCGCTTCATTTTACTTTGTTAAACCTAACGTCTTAGCTGCCTCGATCTTTGACATGCCTTCCGCACTCATAAGATGGTCAATCGCTATCTTATCATCGTTAGTTAGCTTCTTCTTCAGAGTAACCGTCTCTCCAATCTCATCAGAGTACATCTGTTTGGAAGCTTTAGAACCTGATACGACTGACAACACTGTAAGTGCTATCATTCCTCCAGCTGCTAATGCTCCTTCCGGATTTTCTCCTATGGATTTTCCGATCTTTTTAACTCCTCCAACGAAACCACTCCCGATTCCTTTCAAACGATCTTTCCAAGTCTTATGCTCTTCAAGCTCCTCGTCAAAATCATCGAAATCATCAAAGTATTCTTCTCTTTCGTTTTCGTTCATTGTTTAATCCTCCATAAAATATAAATTTCATTACCATTATATGGACTGAATAATCCGCGAACTTTATTCTTCTGTAGCATTAACCGGTGATAAATCCATGACGTATGAAAGCTCGCTACAAATTTCATTGAATTTATCCATTACTTCTTCTCTAGGGTAGGTTCCGAGGATAATGTCAGAAGCCACAAGCTGAGCAGGTTTTACTGTATTAGGTATGTCAACAGTTCTAGCATAAATATCAACCGTTCCATCCTGATAAACCCTTCTGGATACGCCGATGCCTACAATATTATCTGTGTTAATAATCCTTCTTCCATCCTGAGTTTTAATCCACATCATTCTGTTCCTCCTATCTTCTTGTTAAGTTCCTCGATAATATCTTTTGCAAGATTATCTAACTTCTGCTCATCTGTAAGATCAGATCCTTTAACCTCTCTGAGAACCACCTTATCGTTAATCTTAAATCCTTCTACAATCATAGCTATAAGAGTCTTCTCGATTACCTGATCGGGTGCTCCTGCCTCCTTAGAGATTTTGATGAATGACCAGACTGCACACCTGATATCATTCAAAATATCTGATGGATTCTTGAAGTCTGTAACTATTACTCCGTTTTCAATCTTAATCATTACTTATGTTGTACCTCCCTTATCATTTTGTAATATAATGCAATAACCTGTTTGTCAGGCATCTTATTAACCTTCTTTGTCCATGTGTCTGACTTATACGGTGTACTGTTAATCAGAAAATACCTCATTTGTTCTACTGTCATCACTAACCTCCACATCGAATCTTTTAATCTTATGCAAGTTGTAACAAATAGCCTTTCCGTTGTTTAAAGTCATACAAAGAAAGCCGTTGGAGAAGTAATACCCAACGACCTTGTCAAACGTTAATTCAGTTTCAAAATGATCATCCAGATAAATCTTTATGCCTTTCATCCGTTAACCCTCCTTAAATATAAAAGTCGTGTCCTCCATAAGACGTTACATAATCACACCAGCCGTGCCATCTAAGGTCTGGATCAGACTCAAAGTAAATCGCTTCAAAGTAATCAAATTCACCAAATATAACAGAGTCTAAAGCCACGTACGCCTCAGGTGTTATGTTAGCCGTTGCTAACTTACTGGCAGTAGTAAACTGTATTGGGTTTTTCTGGAATATAACTTCTTCAATAGTGTCTGGGAAATTAGGACTAGCAACTCGATTGAGTACTATTTGCATCACCATGCCTATAGACTGAGGATCTGTACCACCAGCTTCCAATACTGCTACTCTTAACAACAGATCTGCTTCTCTATCTGTTAGATAATACGTTGGGTAGATTACATTGAGTTCTGGCTCAGTTTCCTCGATTGTATCTTTATGGGCCTCGTAATAGATTATGTCTGAAAGGTACTTGTCGAACCCTGCTTTAGGCATGAAATATAATGTGTCTGTTGTTGGTTCACACGCACTAGAACTTATGCAATAAAAAAGCAGCCCCGAAATTAGGACTGCAATCGTCAGTAACATCAGTTTTAATCGCTTCTTCACTCTCTTATTCATTTTCTCACCCTCCAAAAGTACTAACCGCCCATACTATAAGACTTGCAATACAAGTAATGATTAATATAATTATCCATATCATTACAAGCTCTTCGTAACGAAGGACAAAATCGTCCCATAAATCCACAAGTGTGTCCTTTTCGTCTGCAGAACTAATTACGTCTTTTATGGCGTATATTGTGTAGCCTATAAAAGCTAGAGCAGCAACAACTAATATAATAATCCAAAAATATTTAAACATTTATTTATTCCTCCTTATGTTTATTCTTACATATCTTGGCCAGATGAATATAAATATTACCATCGTGAGCCAAAATGCAGCTGGTGGATATCTTACACCCTTCTCTTCAAACAAATCCAAATATGCTTCTTTTCCACCAAGGTCCTTAACTCCCTTATTGAATAACACACAGCCAAGGGCTAAATATAATAAAAAAGAGATGATCAAGATCTCTTCAATCATTTGATCACCTCCCCTATTAGTTTATCGAAGTCTGCCTTCGACATGCTAACTCTAAGATCTACAACCACACGTTCCCCAATTGTCTCAGTTGTACTAAGGTTCAAGTTTTCAATATCGATGTTAGGCTTATACCCAATCTTTGTTTCAATCCCCTTATTAATCAGCTTACTAACAGCTCCTCCTAAAAACCCTTCAAGTCTCATGTACTCCATTTCAATCCTCCTTTAATGGCAAATTCCTTTTATTGTTTTTACTAGACAAACTATTAAATATATTGGAAGTATTATTGGCCATAAGAATATGCAGACAAACATCACTCTATTATCCAATACGTCTATAGCCATTCCGATCAAAGATCCAATAATACTATAAATACTAATGGCCGCTATAATGCAATATACGTATCCAATCATTTCTCCGTCAGTCATTATCCGTTATAATCCTCCTGTATAATTCTACGAAAGCGCAGATCAAAATGATCCTCTTGTATTTTGCAGCCCATATAGTCTTCGTATTCTCTGCTAGATACAGGGTTCATAATCCTTGTCTCTGTGTTATCGAACTTATCGTGATAAATAACCTCATAATAAGGCTCCTGGAAGCAGTGGTTCGATTCACGTAAAGCACTTACGATAGTGTGAATCTCATATGCATTAAGCTGCTCGTTTCCGTATAGTTTCCTAGTAATATTTTCTATAAAATCTTCTTTATACATTTATGTCTCCTTTCATTCCTCTCTTTCTGCTTCCCACATGTCATGAACTGCTGATATCATTGATAAACTCCATCTTGTGTTTTCATATACTTCTTCCACAGTTACACCAGCATCAAACATAGAAAACATGTCGTTTATAACACTCATTATATAACTCATTCTTCGTCTCCTTTTCTGTAAACCCACGGCTTATTTTTGAATTTTGCTCCGCAATATCTACAATACTGCTGGCCAAAAGAAGGACTAGCTTCTGTGATGCCGCATTCCTCGCAGAAAAGAGTTTTAGGAAGCATATGTGTAAGTAACTTTTCTTGTCTATCCATTTTTTCTCCTTTACTTAAAGAAATTTTCATAACATTTGGTAATATACTTCTCAAAATTTACTTTGCATTTTTCGCATAAGAACTTTGTCGTGTCATGTGGAAAGCCAATAGTTGGATATTCGTTTCGAACAACATGAACAACGGCACCAATATCTTTTCCACATTTCTCACATTTACTCATTTCTCTTCTTCTCCTCTTAAGAATCCTAATAGTTTGTCGTAACACCTATAGCAAAGTTGCATATTAACATCTTGTGAACAACTCTTACCAGAAAATTTAGTATCTTCCGGATTAAAATATCCACGGATTATTGGAATATCGCTTTTATCTATATAAGTGCCACATCTATCACATTTACATACAATCATTCCTTATCTCCTTTCTCTTCCCCTTTCTCAATCCGATAGTAAATATAATGTCTTATGTCTTCTTGTAAATACTTACTGGCTTTGTTGTCTACCTCATAAAAGAACTTACAGCCTTTGCAGCGAAACCAACTTGGAAACGAAAGACCATAAGGACATTTTAGCTGTTCTCTAGCTTCTGCCATCGCAACGAACTTCTTAGTGTCATATTCATGCTTCATAGTCTCTCCAATTCTTCGCCTGTCATTTCTCTTCCTCCTTAACCATGCATTTATCAAACAATTCATAGATAGTATCAAATGCATTGATAAGTTGCTTTAAATCTTTGCACGTAAGTGTTTCCGGATACATTTTGCGTCCGCTTTTAGTTAGAGCAAGAATATCAGAATCGACCTTAAGAGCCCTATCTACTAAATCTCTTTTCCTCATACAAAGTCTTCTCCTTTCACTTCACGTCTTTCTCCACAGTTGCCGCATAATATAATGTAGACATCGTGTATCCAGTCGTATTCAGTTATGATGTTCTGACTGTTACAACGCGGACATACTTTGACATTCGATAAGTCCATTAGTTAGCTCCTTTCTTCTTTTCCATATAATCAATTAGTTGATCGAGGTAAATATAAACGTGCTCGATCGTGGTGAATTTTGGGTTATTGATGATTTCTTCTCGCTGGGCTTTGGTGTATTCCAGCAGAAGCTCCAAACAATAACTACTTCGATTTGTCAAGTCCATAGTGTTTTCTCCTTTCACGAGATAAAATATTTTTTATAAAAAGAAAAGAGAGCACTAGAATATTTCATCTAATGCTCCCTAGAAAAGAGGTTATATCAATAAACGGTTCTTTCGAACCTAGTCAATAATCTATAACCTTACCAATATAGTGGCAGATTAATCCGCGAATTAAAAAGAGAGAGTACAAGACTCTCTCAAGAACGGCATTACTTGCCAATGTAATATAACTTATCAGCTTTAACATCTACATCGAAACCTACTGTTTCGTTCCATGTCTTAGCCTCAGTTACTACACCGTCAACTACTACCATTTTTGAGTGTTCCTGTGCTCTCTCTGAAACTGTAATTATTCCTGTATTAAACAGAAATGCTCCTACTCCAACTAATCCTACAAATACTGTTACCATAAAAGTTACCATAATTGTTTTAAAAGTTTTCATAATCTCTTTTCTCCTTTAAGATAAAAATAATTTACCATTTCATCTTAGGGGTAGAAAAATACGCGAATTGAAGAATTAAAGTCCAAGAATTACTTCTCAGACTTTATTGTTGATTCTCTACGAACCTTTCTCATAATAAGTTTTCTTGTGGCCCATCTACTAATATTCTTCTCAATCTCACCTATTACTGGGATTAAGAATGGAAATATAAACCACATATAATCAAATACTATTTCTAAAAGTTTCATATCAATCACCTCCTAATATATAGAAGGATTTATTCGCGAACATATGTTCTGCAAAAAGAAAGACCCCTAGATATTTCTACCTAAGAGTCATACTCTTAAAATCTGATTGCAAAAATACAACCGTTTTTAACAAGCTCCTTTAAATATAAATCTGCATCATACTCGTCATAATAATTGCAAGATCTCTCGCATCCTCCGTTATTAGCTTTCTTAATAAACTCAAGTTCTGTTCGTATACATTCTTGACGATTACGAATTTCTTCGATCTCCGCCTCAAGTTCCTGATTACGTTTCGAAAGAGCAATGTATCTTTCATCACTCCACCTCCATTTATAACCAGGCCTTTCAGCCCTAATCTTTTTATTCTCATCCTCAACAATCTTACGCTCAGAACGAGCTATTAAAAGTTCAACCTTTAACTTCTCATTCTCTGCTATAAGTTCTTCTTTACTTACTCCGTCATAATATCTGTTCATATTAAATAACCTCCTAAAATGTTGATTTATGTTATCATCTTAGTGCATGAAAAATAGGCGAAAAAGAAAGAGTCCTAGATTTCTCTAAGACTCATGTTCTTTACTTTAAGATAATACATACTTTGATAAATAATACTAATGTTATCATTATGCTTACTGGCCATAATAATGTGTTTACAATTATCCAACGCTTTTTGTTCAACTGGTCATTAACACGTTTTTTATTTTCGTCAACATCTGGATTCTGTTCAAATAAAACCAAATCCATTAAGTCTGCGCTCTTATAAAAGTTGTTAATATCCTTTGCTGCCCAAAATTGTCCTAGTAATTGTATAACTAAGCCAATAAGTAAATAGATACATATAAATATAATCATCTTTTATCACCTCCTATTAAGATGCATGAATATTATGCGAAAAAGAAAGAGTACCAGATTTCTCTGATACTCTAGTTTGTGTTATTCAACCCTTCTTTCCATAGACAAGTCTATAATAGATATAAGTAAGTCATTCGCTTCTTCTCTTTTATCTAATGGCATATCTGTTACATAAGAACAGCCATAAGTCCAACAAACAATTTTTCTAGCATTGTCATAAAGCGGTCCCCATCCGATAAGATCCTTTTCTTTTCGAATCTTCTCCATATGTTTACTCGCTTTATCAAAATACCTCTGTCCAACTATTTGTCTTTCCGAGCCTTTCTTTAAAACGTATCCATCAGCTAAAAGCTTTTCTTTAAATTCCTGATATTCTTTCTCTGTCATAAACTTTATCCTCCTTTTCTATTATGCAAAGTGATTTATTCGCGAAAAGAAGGCTCGGTATCTTGTGTAGAAATATTCTTTCCAACACGGGACACCATATGACACTAAGAAGTTATAGGATTTCCTATCTACTATACACATCTTAAGCCAAATATAAATCTCTGGTGCTACCTCCTTAATACATCTATCTACTAAATCGATCTTACTGTTTAGCTCTGCCAATTTAACAGCTGCTTCGCCTGTAGGATCTGAAACGTTTTCACGAAAATTCCCACCCGGGAAAATTTTGATTTGCGTTTTTGCTTTCTCCCACTCATGATACTGTCTGCAAAACCATTTCAGTTCGTAGTACCTAGCTTTGGAAATATAATTGTTATCTATAGGTCTATTCATAACTCCTCCGTTAAAAACGATAGCCATAGATTTCTCTACGACTACCGCTAGTGTTAATCTAATATCTTTGGTTCTGGTAGATTAGTTTCGAACCATACTTTATTTCCTTTTACTATTACTTTAAAGTTCTTCTCAATTGAGATTGGTTCCGTCCAACAATATTTGTAATCTATAAACTTAGCGTTCTCTGCATAATGGCCTAGTTCAAGCCATGTTAATGCTTCCGAAACTATATAATTACCATAATTATTGACACAATAATTCCAATCCTCAACTAATAGCTTTACTCTATTTAAAGTAAGTCGTTTTTTGTTGATTCGTTTCATATAATCTACTATTATCTTTTCCATATTAAATCACCTCCTACTATATAATGTGAATATCACGCGAACATCCCCTTCGTATCACCGGCCGGTGAAAAAAATATAGTGAATGAATAATCTACGGTTTAAAACTTCCCAGCTTTAGCAGCCTCTTCAATTGATACAGCAGTACTAACTGTCATACCAACCATAGGGTTGTTACCAAATCCTATAAGTATTTAAAAATCCCACACATTCAACCATATGACTTTAGATCAAAACCAATTATAGCATTAATCTGTGGTAAAGCAATGGGAAGAGGTGTGGGAAATATAATTAAGGCTGAGAAGGGTCATTCTGCTGAGATGCCTCAAGCTCTTTCCACTCAAGATAATAGGTATTTGCTCTATTCATACCCTCCATAAGCTGAAGTGATAGCTGGTAGAATAGTGCTTCCTGTGGATTAGTTTCCCACTCGTCTCTAAGTTTCTTAAGCTGATCAACGATACCAAAATTTTTATCTATAAGATACCCAAGCATTGTTCCTAAATAGTCTTTTCGTATCTGTTTTTCCCGATCATCCATAATTAAACTCCTTTTAATTTACTAGGGAGGATTTACGCTTAATAAGCCACCTCCCAGTACTCCATATTCAGTTACACAAGTTATACAAGTTTTATTGTCTTCGAAAAATACATTTGTCTATAAATGTGAGTGCGTAATGTTGTGAATACGTCTCATCCTTTTAACCCGATTGCTTGACCCGTTCGATTCTTTTTATCATTCTTATCACGAAATGTGTATCGGTCCATTGGTTCCGGACCCAATCTGCCAATCTGTTATTGGTTGAATCTACTTAAGTTTTGCAAAAGGGTAGAAGGCAAATATAATTAGGTATGACTACGGTGGAGACGATTGACCAGTGTCTGTATCTCATCGTAATTATACCCAGCAATTGTAAGCATCTCTTTCCTTGTTGGGTTTGAGTGTTCAGTCCCCCACTTATTAGCAAGTACTTCAAATGCCACTTCTCTATTGGACTTCCTGTAATCTGTACTGCTACCGTTAGCCATAAGGTTTACACAACCATCGAAGTCCACGTTAAGGTCTGTACGAGTATCAATGCCTGGTACGTTACCCTTTGAAGAATACTGCCAAGCCACTGCAATGTTAGCAGGCTTAAGACTGGAAGTTGGGTTGTAAACGCCCTTGTCATCTCTAGGGTATCTAGCGATCCAGAAGTCGAAGTCTGACTTAAGTTTCTTAGAGATAAGTCTCTGATACCAATCTAGGTTGCAGTAGATGCCAACGTAGTAGCCAGCAGCTCTGAGGATGTTTGTGTAAATATAAGCAATCTTCTCAATCCCATCTCTACCTAAGTACTCGATGTTCTTATCCTCTAAGTCCAACCAGATACCATACTCAAGAGATCTGCCGTTAAGCTTCTCAAGTAAGGCCTTAACATCTGCAACAGGGTCTGCTACTGATGCTCTAGCGATGTAAATATAAACACCTCTAGCTAAACTGTACTTACCAGACTCCTTGTAGTTGTATTCGAATGCCTCATCGATTCTGTGTGACTGAGCCTCGTACTGAGCCTTCATGATTGCAAACGACTTATGCTTTGAGACTGCTTCCCAGCAAATATGTCCGTTGTGGTGTGATACGTCTATTCCAAAAACTTCTGACATTTCTTCACCTCCTCAGTAGCTTCAGTACCATTTACATACTCAAATATAAACATATTCGTGTTGATCGCTTTCCTCATCTCAACCAGAACCTCGTCTACAAGGTCACTAAATCCCTGGAAGGATATGATCTTAGAGAATATAGGGAACTTAGTAATAAACATGTCGTAAACAAGTCTGAGTTTGAGTTTACCCGTCTTACTACCAAGCTGTTTCTCTGCCTCTGTAACAGCTCCAAGAAGCCATTCTTTAGCCCTCTCCTTATTGAAGAAGTACTCAGCCACGCCTACTATTATCAGTACCGGGATTAGAATCAGACTCCAATTGTCTATCAGTGTTGTCATAGTTTGAATCTCCTTTCTTTATCTT